TGAAGCGACATCAGATGGAGAGTCAGGAGGAGATATACAGATTCCTCTGAACACGCTTGTTCAAGGGCGAATCCTGGTAAACACTGTTCAGACTACTTATGACGGAAGCTCGGGAGCGATAGGAAGTGCAGACTTCATTGAGTACAGCTTCACAGCGTCAAACGTCGACGGAACGACAAGCGTCACACTTCAAGAGATAGCAGACGCGCGAATCACTGACTCGAGTGCTACAGGGAATCGGAGTGTCGCTGCAAGCATCAGCGGAACTCGTCTCGTGCTCACATGTACGGGAGAGACATACGCTCGATGTGCCTTCTTCATGGAAGTCATCGCGACGTACCAGGATCTGACTTTTGCCACGACATCAGCCGACACTATGCTCACTGAAGCCGGGGATGATCTCGTTTTTCAGAACTCAGATCACGTCATACCCGGATAAAACAAGCCCCCGAGGACTTCTCCCCGAGGGCGTACCAAAATCAATCAAACGAAAACAGAGTCTGATTATGCCCGCAATATAGGTCAAATGAGCAAGAAAAAGCCGAACTCTATTGATTATGTAGGATCGCTGATCCCGGAGATCATAAGAATCGTACAAGCGACAGAGCACAAGGGAGATCCGCTCTTTCGTATGGCATACGGGATGTATGATCTCAAAACTGGCCCGATAAAGAAATTCAAACTCGCTCTGAAAAATGGCAGAGGAAAGCGCAAAGCTGCTCATCGACGTTCAACTCGTTGAAGGTGCTGAGACAGTTAAACGGATGGATGAGCTTCAAAAGAAGCTCGATCAAGTAAAAGACAAGAGCAAAAAAGCCGGGCTTCAAGCGCAGGACTTCGATAAAGCATTTTCGCTGATCGGGGTTGATTCGGGGATCGGAGCACTTCAAGCGTCCGGACAAGAAGTTGAAGGTCTGATCTCATCTTTCAAGGGAGCCACAAGCGGAGCGAAAGGATTCAAAGGAGCTCTGAAGGGGATCAAAGGAGCTATTATGTCGACGGGGATCGGGCTTCTGGTCGTAGCGATCGGAGAGCTCGTTTCGTTCCTTTCTGAGTCTATAAGCAAGCAGAAAGAATTTGAGAAAGCGACGTACAACGCGACCGCATCGCTCGAAGAGATGAACGAGAACATCCGCGAAGGGAACGAGATCGCGGGAATGGATGCAGAGGAGCAGATCGAAAATCTCATTCAGCAAGTCGACCTAAGAGAGCAAGCTGCGAACGCAGCCATCAGCCGAACGAACACGCTGAAACTCGCAGGAAAGACAGAAGATGACATTCTGCAAATTCAGATGGATCAGCTCCGAATGCAATTACAGCAGCGAAAAGAGCTCATCGAGACTCTGAGAATCAGCAAAGAGCAGCGGATCAAGGAGCAGCAGGAAACTTTCAACTTTGTGAAGGGCTTTGTCGAGTTCTTTACTGCTCCAGTGAAAGGTCTTGCTTTGATGATCGCAAATATCGTTGAAGCATTTAGTCCTCAAAAAGCGAAGGCAATTCGAGTGGCTGCCGGGGAAATTGACAATGCACTGACAGCGATGTTTGTCGATACTCCAGAGATGGTCGGAAATGAGATGGACGCTCTTATAAATGAGCAAGAGCAGAAGCTACTTGATATGGAGAACACTCTGGCCGGATTTATGCTGCGCCAAAGGGAGCGAGCTCGACAAGCTGCGCTCGAGCAGTTCGATCGAGAGCAAGACGCACTAAAACGCCAGCAAGAGCATTCACAGACGATTCTCGATGAGCTGAAAGCAGAGCTTGAAGCGGAAGCCAAACTTCGACAGGAAGCATACGACGGAGAGCTCGAGCAGTTCGAAGAGTTCGAAGAGGAGAGAGAGGAAGTCGAGGAGCAGTTCGAGATGAATCGCAGAATGCGTCGACGTACTCGGACAAAAGACGAGATCGAAGCAGCTCAAGACATCACCAAAGCATACGCAGAGATGACAGGAGCGATCGGAGCAGGGCTCGGAGCTTTGGGAGGACTGATGGAAGAGAACAGTGATGCAGCGAAGGGATTCGCTATCGCAGAGATCGCAGCGAAGACGGCTGAAGGATTTATGAACGGGCTCGTGATAGCTCAAAACGCAGCGAACCAATATGGCGGTGCGGCTCCTTTAGCGTTTCCGATTTTTTACGCGCAGCAGATCGCAGCCGTACTCGGAGCAGCATCACAAGCAAAAGCAATCCTTCAAGGGGGAGGATCTTCGGGAGCAGGAGCGACAGCGGGAGCGTCATCATCTTTCACGAGTGCGCTCATTCCCGACGGAGGAGGAGAGCTCCCCGCTCCAGGGGGAATCCCGACAGGAGCAGGAGCAGAAGTCGAGCCGCTTCAAGCATACGTCATAGAGAGCGATGTCACGAGCACTCAAGCACTGAACGAGGAACTTCGACTTCGCTCATCTCTTTGATTTTCCGAACGCCAACAAACACAGAGCCGTTCATCTATTTGTAACTGATGGAGCTTCGAGAATTATTAATTGACGAGGAAGAGCTGAACTTCGGTGTAGAGGCTATCTCTCTCGTGAAGTATCCCGCGATCGAGGAGAACTTCGTGTACTTCAGCAAGCAGTACGAGCTCGCGCAAGTAGACGAAGAGCGTCAGATGATCGTCGGGCCCGCTTTGATCCCGAATAAAAAGATCTATCGCGAGTCGATGGAGGGGGAAGGATACGAAGTGTTCTTTACTCCTGAGACAGTTCAGAAAGCCGCTCATCTCTTCATGCGTCAATCGAAGACGAACGCTGCGACTGTAGAGCACGAGACATCGACTGATGATGTTTATCTCTATGAGTCATGGCTCGTCGAAGATCCGAAGAAGGATAAACAGCAGCTCTACGGATTCAACTTCCCTTCCGGTACTTGGATGGTCGCTATGAAAGTCGACGATGAAAAGCTCTGGAAAGGGATCAAAGATGGCAAAATGCGCGGGCTATCCGTGGAAGGATATTTCGTAGATAAACTCGTCGAAAGATCGACAGATAATAAATCAGAAATGAAACACATTTTCGAAACTATTCGCTCGCTACAGAAGCGAGTCGAGCTGTTTGCAGAAGACACTCTGCAAGATGGCACAAAGATCGTCACTGAAGCGGATAGCTTCGAAGTAGGCGTTAAAGTTCAAGTCCTGGACGAAGAAGGGAATCCGCAAGATGCACCTACTGGAGAGCACACTTTGCAGAACGGGACTGTGATCCGAGTTGGTGAAGGATCAATTCTCGAGCAGATCGGCAAAGAAGAAGCTCCAGAAGAGCCGAAAGAAGAGCTCGCTGAAGAGAAGAAAGAAGAAGAGAAAGAGGAGAAAGAGGAGCTGATGGACGAGGAGTCATACGAGAAGATCAAAGCGATCGTGAAAGAGTGCATCGCTGAGATCAAAGCTGAAGAAGCGAAAGAAGCTGAGAAGCAAGCTGAAGAAGCTGTCGAAGTCGTAGAAGCTCTCGAAGAAGAAAAAGACGAGAAAAAAGAGGAGATGAGCTCTGCGCTGAAGCAGATCACAGATCTAATCGAGAAGATGTCATCACGTCTCGACAAGATCGAGGATGCTCCTGCTGCGAACTTCTCGCATCAACCAACACCAAAAAAAGAAATTAAATCGCTGGATGAGCTTTCGATTAAAGAGCGCGTTCTGCAAAACTTCCGATAATGAATACTAAGTACAACTTCCAGCTCGACGTATCGGGCGACACTTATGCCGGAGAGCTTGCACTGCCCTATATCGCGGCTGCTGTAAAATCTGGCGACACATTGGCGAAGAATTACGTTGATGTAATGGAGGGCTTCAATCACAAAGCCGTCATTAAAAACCTGTCATTCACTGCTGATCCTTTGGTCGCTGGTGGTGCTTCAAACTGCGCTTTCTCTGACACCGATGCTGATGCAATGACTCTCGGAGAGCGAGTGCTGACTCTGACCGATTTGAAAGTGAATCAAGAGATCTGTCGTGCAGAAATCTTCCCTACGTTCGTCGCAGCGAATAACGCGATGCAACGTAATGGTGATATGCCGATCGCGTTCGAAGAGTTCATTATCGCATCTGTAGCTGAGAAAGTAGCTGAGTCACTCGAGAATGCCATCTGGAAAGGATCTGCGATCTTCGGTAACGGCTTCCTCGCTGACGATGGAGCTGCTGACACTGATGCAGAGCTGACAAACGGCTTGATGGGCGGCTTCACTGAAGCGGACTTCGCTGATGCGACTACTGCAGGAACTGTGCTGACTAACTTGAATCAAGTTTATAACAGTGTCGTCGACAATCACTCAGGGCTTCTCGGAAAGACCGACTTCGGCTTCTACATGAACCTTCAGACTTACGGATTCTATATGCAAGCTCTCGCGGCTGCTGGCACGAATCAAGGTCAGAACGGAGGATTCGGATACTCAGCCGCTGCAATGGCTAACTCATACATGGGATATCCTGTGTACGTTTGTCCAGGTATTCCGAATGATACTATCATCGCAACCTTCAAATCGAACTTGAAGTTCGGCTCGAACTTGCAGACTGACACTACTCGTGTCGAGATCATCCCGACCTACAAGTACGACGGCTCTGATAACATCCGCGTCGTGATGCACTTCGCCGCTGGTGTTCAAGTAGCTGTTGCGACCGACGGTGTACTCGGTACTTCTGCTTGGACTGCGTAATAAATAACGAGAGGGGGGCTTCGTGCCCCCCATCTCTTAACCCATAAAAACTCGAGATATGCCTTGCACACTCTCAGCCGGACGAATCGTCGACTGCAAAGATCAGATCGGAGGAATCGTCAAGGTTTTTTTCACAAAAGATTACTGCTCGGACATCCGAGGACGGGCAACAATTACAGACGACGAGATGACGACTGCGGGCTTCGCGAACTGGGATATCGCAGAGAGCTCAGTCGTGAACGTATATCAGTACGATCTGCGTCCTGACTTGTCCAGCGTCACTGTCAATGTAAACAGTGATCCCGCTACAGGCACGACGACATACGAGCAGACGCTCTCTCTCACGCTCCAGAAACTGAGCAAAGAGGACAACAAAGAGCTTCGCGCCCTGGCTCAGAATCGATGCCAGTGCTTTGTGCTCGACTCGAACGGAAATGTGTTCCTTTTGGGTATCGATCACGGACTCGATGTCACTGGTGGCACTGTCGTGACTGGTGCTGCTCGAACCGACATGAGCGGATACACTCTCGAGTTCTCCGGACGTGAAGTCGAGTCGATGATCTGGCTGCCTGCTTCTGCTGGTGGCGGTACTGATAAGTATCCTTTCGACGGGCTCGATGATGAGTCAGCTCTGACAATTAATGTCGGAAGCTAATTCCGATCACAGAATTTCAATAAAGGGGGGCAAACGCCCCCTTTTTTTATATTGACCATATGAAAAGAGTATACATCAACTCTCTCCGCAAATACGCGGACGAAGTAGATCCGAACCGATGCCCGGAGCATCTTAAACACTTGCTCGATGATACAGCTTCAAAAAGGAACGCTGAACACAGTATATCTCACTCTGACGGAGAAGATGAGCAGCGCGACGAATTACACGCTGATTCGGCTGACTTGTCAGGCGACGAGCAAAGCGATTCTGCTCCTTCCAAGAAGCCGCGCTCACGACGCAAGAAAAGACACTCTGACGATTCGTGAAGGATCGACCGACGCTCCTGCTCTCGGAGATATCATGCTGAATACTCCTCAGTTTCCGGAGGGCTTTTACGACTATACTATTTGGGAGCAAACCAGCTCATCGAATCTCGATCCCGCTGATGCTTCTGTGATAGGTATCATCGAGGAGGGGATGTCCTACATCCGCGATAATTCGACAGCGTACCAGGAGAGCACATACACAGCATACAACCCAACACAGACTGATTATGTCTACGCGAAAGATTGATTTCAGCGTCTTAAACACGAGCCCGTATGAGCTCCCGCAATTCGAAGAGAAGCGGGGCGGAAAATGGATCACATACGGAGCAGATGACCAGTACGCGACGTATCTCGAAGAGCTGTACTATACGAGCTCAATTCATAACGCGATCATTAACGGAGTGACCGACATGATCCGAGGAGATGGGCCGTACTCGGACGAATGGGATCGAAACGATGCGTCTAAGGAAGCATGGCTTCGCTTGAACGATCTTTTCGGGGAGGAGATCACTTATAAGACGGCTCTCGATCTCAAGCTATACGGACAGTTTTACTGGTGCGTCATCTGGAATCAAGCTCGCACCAAGATCGCCAAAGTCGAACATGTGCCCGTTCGATCTATCCGATCGGGGCTGCTGAATGAAGAAGGCAAAGTCGATACTTTCTACTATTCATACGACTGGAGCGACAAAAGCGAAAAGCATCAAGCGTACAAAGCATTCAGCTTGACCGATCGCACGAGCCCGAAAACGATCATGCAAGTCAAGCGACACGCTCCTTCCTTTGAGTTTTACGGACTGCCTGACTACATAGGATCGACGAACTACATCGAACTCGATCGTCAGATCTCTTCTTTTCACTTGAACTCGATCAAGAGCGGGATGTTCCCGGGCTGGCACATCGGCTTTAAGAATGGAGTTCCGACAGACGAGGAGCGCGAAGCGATCGAGCGTAAGATCAAGCAGAAGTTCACGGGCCCAGAAGCAGCGTCAAAGCTGATCCTGACTTTCAATGACGGGCCCGATCAAGCTCCGGACTTCACGCCCCTTCAATCGAACTCGAACGCGGACATGTTCCAGTATCTCAGTGATGAGCTCTCGAACAAGATCCTCAGCGGACACCGAGTGACTTCCCCGCTGCTTTTTGGAGTGAAGGGAGACGGAACCGGATTCGGGAATAATGCGGACGAATTACGAGACTCATATTCGCTCTTTTACACGACAGTGATACAGGGGTATCAGCGACTGATTACAAACGCTGTAGAGACTATTCTAAGCGTCTCAGAGCAGCCGCTGAAGGTTACTATCCCCGCGACAGCTCCGGCTGACTTTATCGACCTTGCAGGGGGCAAAGGATCACAAGCGTATAACGGCATCCAAATCAGCGCAGCGAAAGATCTTATCACAGCCGTATCAGCGGGCGAGCTGACCAAAGAAGCAGCGATCACGATGCTGGTGCAGATGCTCCAGTTCCCGAAAGAGATCGCGGAAGCGATGTTCAGTCCGCAAGAGAGTGCGATCGAAGAGCTGTCATCGCACAAGTGTTCGGACAAATGCAATCACTTCGAGCTGTCGAGTGAGATCGCTGATGTACTGATCGAGCTCGGGGAAGATGAAGATCTCGATAACTTCGAGCTGATCGACTCGCGTCAAGTAGACTATGATCGAGAAGAGGAACACAACGCTCTTTGGGCGTTCGCACGAGTGCCGAGCTCGAATCCCGCTGCGATATCGAAAGAGCAAGATTCAGACATTATCAAGGTTCGCTATAGCTACGAAGGCACGACGGCAGAAGCTCCCGATTCGCGCGAGTTCTGTCGTAAAATGTGGGCAGCGAAAAAGGTCTATCGAAAAGAAGATATCGACTTCGCGAGTGATAAAGTCGTGAATCCTGGCTTCGGTGAAAACGGAGCTGATAAATATGATATCTGGCTCTTCAAGGGCGGGCCGAACTGCTATCACTATTGGATGCGTCGAACGTACTTGCGGAAGAATAACGAGAAGATCAGCGTGAACGAAGCGCGTCGCATCATCCAAGCACTCCCGCCCGACGAGCGCAAAAAGAACAAAATTCCTGTTAATGATCGTCGAGTCGCACAGCGTCCGATCGACATGCCGAATCGCGGCTATAAAAATCCTCAGTAATGGCGAAAGCACTTTTCATCTCTGTGACCAAGCTGATAAAAGACACAGCTTTGAACGGCTCGATCGATCAAGACATCGCGCACCCATATATTCAGATCGCTCAAGATCGCGAGATCTGGCCGTACCTGGGAACGGATCTGTATAATAAACTGAAGACAGATGTCATCGCTGACTCACTGTCGGGAGCGTATCAGACGCTGATGAACGATTACATTCAGCCCGCACTCGTGCAGTTTGCTTTCTGTGAAGTGCTTCCTTTTTTGCGAGTGCGGATCGTGAATAACAGTGTCGTCGTGATGAGCTCCGAGCAGAGCTCTCCAGCGTCAGAGGGCGAGATGAAGCGACTGATCGACCGAAGCAGATCGATCGGGGAGTTCTATCGCGAGCGAATGATTGACTACATCTGTCACAATCAGTCGAGCTTCCCTGAGTATTCAACGAACACGAATGACGATCTCACTCCGCGCAAGCAGGGGAACTATACCGGAGGAATGAATTTATCGACAGTATATGACAGCAAAAAAGCAGAGCAGCTCCTCAGAGATGCGGGGATCGACATCTAAACTCAATCTGTACCTATTAAAGAGATACGTCTATGCCGAACAAAAAAGTCAGCAGCTTAACAGAGCTCACAACTCCCGCAAGTGACGACCTACTTCATATCGTAGATACGTCAGATACGACCGACGGAGCAGCCGGAACGAGCAAGAAAGTTCAGGTTTCGAATCTCCCTGCTGGACAGAGACTGCTTGTCGACGCAAGAGCGACAGAAGCAGTATCGAAAGGAGATCCAGTATTCATCTCAGGATACAGTACAGGACAGTCACGGATAGAAATTCAGAAAGCCGATGCGAATGTATCAGCCGACCTTCCTGCTGTCGGACTTGCAGCGGAAGATATCTCGATCAATACGAATGGACAGATCATCGTTTTCGGTTTGTTGAGTGATGTAGATACAAGCTCATACAGTGTCGGAGACATTCTCTATATCGCGTCGGGAGGAGGGCTGACATCTACAAAGCCGACAGGATCACTCAAGATTCAGAATGTCGGAGTCGTGGCACAATCACACGCGAGCACAGGACAAATCCAAGTGAGCGCGATAGGGCGAACGAATGACGTTCCGAACATCACGACAGGGAAATTCCTTATCGGCACAGCTACGAATCCAACAGAGAGCGCGTACACGATGCCATCAAGCGACGGCACAGCGAACCAAGTTCTCACGACTGACGGAGCAGGAGCAGTCACTTTCCAGACGGCAAGCGGGGGCGCGGACAAATGGCGAATTTTCGGATCGAGTAACGTCGGAACAACAGGACTCCGAGTCATCGGGATTCGTGGAAATTACGTAGATGTCGGAACTGCGAACATCTATACTCAAGCAATGATGCCGGAGAACTGCGAGCTGGTGAGCTTGAGCTGTCAAATCGGAGTGACAACTACTGCAAGATTTGTTGTAAACAGAAGCGGGAGCACTCTTGTCTACACAACCGGAAACCAGTCTTTCACGGCAAACACTGCGCAGACTTTCACTCCGACGGGTACGAGTATATCGCAAGGGGAACTAATAAACATTGCCGTACAAGGCAGCGTAAACCCCGGCGACGTTCACTTAGTTATGACATTCCAAGCGACATAAAATGTATTTAGCACCAATCCCCGATGTAGATGAAACAGAGCGCGGATCGTATGGGATCACGCGCGAGTTTCAAAACAAAATAAACGAGCTTATCGAAGCGATCAATGATCTCGAGACACGACTTCAAGCACTTGAGCCATGAGCGGACTAACACTATTTGAACTCGTTACGATGGCTGGGGGGCTCGTCGGAGTTTACGTCAAACTCAACTCAGAAGTTGCAAAATTGAAAGGGCGATTATATCAGCTCGAAGCATCGAACGATGAAGTGAAGCAAACGCTGAAAGAGCTCGTCACAATCACGACAGAGATCAAGCTCGCTCTCGCTCGAAATCAGATGGACAAATGAAACTGAGAGAGATCAGAAGAGTGATCCTGCACTGCTCCGCTACTCGCGAAGGGCAGGATATCACAGCAAAGCAGATCAAACGCTGGCATACATCGCCCCCGCGTAACTGGTCGGATATCGGTTATCACTTCGTGATTCGTCTTGATGGAACGATCGAAAGGGGACGACCTATCACACGCGCAGGAGCTCACACGAAAGGACACAACGCAGACAGCGTCGGGATCTGTTACGTCGGAGGAGTAGAGGAAGACGGAAAAACACCGAAGGACACGATGACAGAAGCCCAGGAGCGCAGCTTTCGAGCTTTGTATTCGGCTCTCTGTATGGTATTTGATGATCCTTCGCTACATGGTCACAACGAGTTCAGCACGAAAGCGTGTCCATCATTCAGTGTCGAGGATAAATTTCCCGACTTCATGTAGTGAGCGAGATAAACACGATCCAGTTCAGAGAGCAGTTGAACACGCTCCTCTTCGCTTTTTGGTCGTATCTGGATCTCATCGGTGCAGAGCCGATCGAAGAGTTAACTGATCGCGAAGTTTCGAAGTATCTGAACTACTTCATCAAGCACTATATTACAGAGGGGGAGCTTCCCCCTGATACCTAAAAGAAAAGACATGGACTTCATCACTGAACATTGGGCAGAGCTTCTCATCGCTCTGATGGCATTTATCAAAGTAGTCGTGAATCTCACTCCGACGACCAAAGATAACCAAGTCTTCGGATGGCTCGACACGCTCATCACAGCGATCACTGGCGACAAGCGCAAGCAAGAGAAGCTGTGAAGCGTGAGCTTCTATCGGCTCTCGGGAAGCTCGACATCACAGAGATCTTCAAGACGAAAGGAGATCTTAAGCGATGGAGCGCGAAGAGAACGATCGGATCGGTCATAGTGGCGACAGCTTGCACTGAGATCGCGTCTCATGGTATCACATGGGAAGCCGTGACGATGTGCGCTATCGGAGTCACTCCTTTGTGTTTATCATTCTTCGAGCATGCAGCAGCACAGTCGTAATCACTACACGCTGAGTCAGAACGTCGAGATCGGACAGCGCAAGTACGTTCTCTTCTTGTCAGATGTACATTACGACTCCGCGAAGTGTGATCGAGAGATGCTGAAAGAGCATCTTGATCTCGCGATGAGCAGAAATGCGAGAGTGTTCTTGAACGGAGACTTCGTCGATTTAATGGGCGGGAAGTTCGATCCAAGAAACACGCTCCCCGGAGGGCTGCGCCCCGAATATCGAAAGCAGGATTACTTCGACGCTGTGATAGCTGACGCAGTGACTTTTCTCCTGCCATATAAAGACCTTCTCACAGTTTACGCCCAGGGCAATCACGAGACAAACGTACGCAAGAGACAGCACACAGATCCATCAAAGCGGATCGTCGCTGAACTTCAAGCTCTCGGATCTCCGATACAGCTCGGTGGATACTCCGGCTATATGCGCTGGCAGTTCTCCTATAAGACAGAGATGAAGAGCTACATGATGCACTATCATCACGGCTACGGGGGAAATGCACGACGCAGTAAAGGAGTTCTTCAAGCGGACATCGATCAAGCACAGTTTCCAGATGCTGACATCATCCTTCGCGGGCACGATCACCAGAAGTGGCATCTTCCGGTGACGACAGAGCGAATAAATTCAAAGATGAGCGTGTCGAAGAGCACAGTTCATCACATCCGCTGCGGCTCGTATAAGAAGCTCGGTGACGGCTTTAGAGGATGGGAAACCGAAAAGGGCTTCTCGCAGCCGCGTCTCGGGGGCTGGTGGTGGTGGTGCGAATACTCCCGCAAGAAATGGAAGACGGGAGTAGAAGAAGCGCACTGATTTACATTTTCTGAAAAAAGTATTTGACTTTCTCGATATTTCTTGTATATTTGATGCAAATCAATACAAGAAAACAGGATGCCTACGTTCAGTCCAGAGTACGAGAAAGCGCGTCAGCTTTACTCCGAGATCTGTCAAGATCTCATCTCTCACATGCCTTCAGAGAAGTATTTCGAAGTGATGGATAAAATCACTCGATACGCAAATCATATCAGCCGCGACACTGCTCAAGTGTACAAGGATATGATCGGGAAGTAATTCACTTAAAATCACAGATATGAATCAGTTCAAATGGACAGATGAAGCAGTTCGCTCGTTTGTCAGAGTCTATGTCGGATCGGGAAAAAAAGAAATGCTCAAAGGGGGCTATCGATCAAGCGACTATCGAAAAAAGAGCTACGATGAGAAGCTCGAGCAGTTCAAAAAGGATTACATGGATCGCGAATCCCAGCGAGCGAGATTTGAAGATTTCAAGCAGCGCGAGGAAGAAAAACTGAAGCGGAAGCTGTCAGAATTCAAAAAAAGTATCGGAATTTCGTAGATCACAAATCAATTCACAATGTCAGAAACTACAGTTTCAGAAAACACAGAGCGCGTATCGCACAAGCTCGAACATGCCTTCATGGAAGCATGTTATCAAATCAAGCAGCAACGTATCTCACAGGCACAGCTCGCGTCACAGATGGGACTCGCTCCGTCTACTTTATCCGGACGCATGCAGGACTGGCGCAAGTTCAAAGTGTCGGAATTCATCACTCTCTGTAAAATCGCAAAAGTCCAATTATGAAAGCAGCCAAAATCAGCCAAGTTCAAGGAGACGGAACCTGGAACAAGAAACTTCCCGACGGGAATACACAGCTCATGTATGCCTTCCTCGTGACATTCGACGATGGAGTGACAGCACAAGCAAACGCGCAGAGCGACTCTCCTCGATGGATGAAAGCAGAGAAGGTCTGGTACAAGCAGTACGGAGATCATAACGGCACTCCGAAAGTGACGATTACTGATAAAGATCCGAGCTCAAGCCCACGATCGAGAGGGGGTAACACTGATCCGGAAACGATCAAACGAATCGAAAACTCGTGGGCTGTGCATATGGGGATATCTGCTCTCGGAGAGATGCACAATTACACCGAGGGCGAGGATGATTATCTGAGTGCTGTCTTTCGTCTCGCAAAGCGATTCAAGAAGATGCGCGACAAACTCGGGGAAGAATGAGCCGCGCTCAGATTCATTTGATGATCTGTCGACGGCAAACGAGCCCACCAGTCGAAGAAGTCGCGAAGGGGATCATCGATGAGATACAGATGCACTTTCCGACGCTGGTGATAAAGCCGTATGTGTACAAGCGGAATCGGAATCAGGAAGTCGTCCGCGCTCGTCAAACAGCGATGGTACTATGTAAAGAAGTCACTGGGCAAACTTTAGCCTGTATCGGAGACTACTTCGGCAGAGATCACGCGACAGTTCTTCACGCATATCGTCGTATCAAAAATCGGAAGTATGATCCGGATCTCGAGTACATATACGATATTGCGTCTGCCTATTGCAAAAGACAGGGCTGGATTCATGCAGACGTTTGATAACAAAGAAGCGGAAGAGCTCGGAGTTCCCTGCGCTGTTATACTGTCTCGATGTCGATACATTCACTCTAAGTTGATCGAAGAGAAAAGATCGATCGGGGGCGAGTATTGGATACATCGAAGCAATAGTGCATGGGAGAAAGAGTTTCCTTTCTGGAGCAGACCGACGATCAAGAGAGCGATCGGAAAGCTCGTAGAGGGGGGATTTTTGGTCAAAGCTCCGGCTCATCTCCCGCTTCCTGGCGACACTCGATCCTTTTACAAGCTGGGTAAATTTTGTTCAGAAGGGGGTACAAATCTTTCAGAAGGGGGTACAAAACGTACCCATATACATAATATATCTTCTTCTATCTCTATTGATAGACGTAGTATGGGTACAAAACGTACCCCCACGAAAGAGGAAGTGACTTCCTTCTTCAAGAGTGAAGGATACAGAAAAGAGATCGGTGAAAGAGCATTTGACTATTATAGCGAGCGACAATGGCTCGACAAGTTCGGAAACACAGTGAAAGACTGGAAAAGCACGATGCGTCGAGTCTGGTTCAAAGACGAAAACAGAGAAAAAGATGATTCACTCAGGAAATACGGTATCTGATCGCTGGGATCAGCGCAAGAGCCCACCAAGAAAAATCTCCGACGCAGAGCGCGAATACAGAAAGCAGCTCAAAGAAGTTCGAAAGCCCAAAGTCAAAAAACAGATCAACGTATCAGAAGCAAAGCGCATGCTCGCGGATCACATACAGAGAGCGTGTCCAGAGTTTAAGTATGTGCCCGCAAATCAAAAGCTGCTGAACTCTCTCGCTTACTATGCAGCTCAAGATCACAACTTCTGTCAGACGGGATACGATCTCAGCGAAAGCGCAGAAGGGAGATCGATAAACAAGCTCAGTCTGAAAAAAGGCATTCTGATCCTGGGCAGATACGGAGTAGGAAAGACGACGATCATGCGGGCACTCGCTCGAGTGATTGGAGCCAAGCAGACGACAGCGATGCACATCGTCGACGCTTACAATGACGCAAACTCACTCAAAAGATTCGAGCTCGGCTCGTGGTATTTTGACGATGTAGGCAGAGAGAGAAGCGCACGATTCGCAAAGAAAACGGACGCTCCGATCATGTCTGATCTCATCGAGAAGCGGTACTTCAATCAGAGCGGGATCACTCTCCTCACGACAAATCTCAGCATCGAAGAGATCAGCGATGTGTACGGACCGAGAGTTGAATCTCGTCTCTGGGAAATGTTCAATATGTACGCTCTCGGGGGCGTTGATTATCGGAAAGTATGAATCACGGATCTCTCTTCTCGGGCATCGGTGGATTCGATCTCGCGGCTCAATGGATGGGCTGGAACAATGTCTTTCACTGTGAATGGAACGATTTCGGTCGTCAAGTTTTAAAATATCACTTCCCTAAATCAGATAGCTTACATGACATCAAGCAGACAGATTTCACTTCTTACAGAGATAGAATCGATGTGCTCACAGGGGGCTTCCCCTGTCAGCCCTTCAGCACAGCAGGAAAAAGAAAAGGAACAGACGACGACAGATATCTCTGGTCGGAGATGTTTAGAGCAGTACGAGAGATTCGCCCGAAGTACGTCCTGGGGGAGAATGTTCGCGGGCTTACTAATTGGAACGGGGGACTGGTACTCGACGAAGTGTGCTCTGATTTGGAGTCTGAGGGCTACGGAGTCGAATCGTTTATACTTCCAGCTCTCGCCAAAAATGCACCCCATAGAAGAGACAGGATCTGGATCTGTGCGTTCCGAGATACTCCCAACTCCACTGGCGCAGGATGGTCAAAACTCAACACTGCCAAAGAGTCAAGCGGGCAGAAGCAGTTTAATCGGTCGTCTGATCCCAACACCAACAGCCAGTTGTTCGAACAGGGGAACGACAGCACCCAGGAAGGATGGAAAGATGAGAGACAGCGAGCTCAATCACTGGGCAGCAATCAATACCAGCACGCTATTACCAACACCGAACGCTTGCGATCACCCGGGAAAGAACACAGGAAAGAGGAATCAAGACAGCATCCCAAAGCGAATACGCGAAGCTGGTGGAAAGACTTCCCAACTGAATCCCCGATTTGTAGCGGAGATGATGGGCTTCCCCGTGACCTGGACGGAATCTCCTTTTCTAAATGGCGAAACGAAACGATAAAGGCATACGGGAACGCTATTGTTCCACAGGTAGCACTTGAATTGTTCCAAGTGATACAAAAAATCGAGAACAATGAGCTTCAATGATTACGGAGAGCGTGTCCGAAACAACGCAAGACGAGGAATCGAGCTGAACGAGAAGCAGGGGAACAAGTGTGCAACAATCGTCGGAAAACAGAGAGCTCAAGTTCTCGCATCTGGCGGAAATGTATCGCTCGAAGTCATCAAAAAAATGTATCTCTTCCTCTCACGACATCAGAAGAACTATGATCCGAACAGTACGACAAAGTGCGGGACGATCAGCTATCTTCTTTGGGGAGGGCCAGCGGCTCTCGCCTGGAGTCGAAACAAGCTGAGAGAACTCGGAGAGATTGAGCTCGCTGAAGTAGGCCCAAAGGGAGGAGTTAAAGGAAGTCCGAAAAGTGACAAAGCGTAGCACAGTCGTACGAAAGCTCGACAGCATTTTCTCGAAGTACATCCGACTCAAGTACGCGAAAGCGGGCAAAGTCGATTGTTATACATGCGGAGTCGTAAAATCTGTCTCCGAAATGCAAGCGGGGCACTTCCAAAGTCGGGCGAAGTACAGCGTCAGATGGGACGAAGACAATGTCCGCCCCCAGTGTGCGGGATGTAACATGCGAAACGGGGGACAGCAGTACGTTTTTGGGCAGCGGCTGAACGAAGAAAGATCCGGACTTGCTGACGAAATAGTGCAGAAATCGAATCAGATTCGTAAATTCAGCACTCCCGAACTTTTAGAGATGTACGATGACTTCCGCGAGCGCGTTCTCGGTCTATCTTCAGAATAATTACAGCGATCTATTATCAGTCGCGAATACAATCGTCCAGGGAGACGGAAGAGAGCTCCTGCACGACGTAGTGACTGATCTGATGACTCGAGGAGTTCCCGACGGGATATGTAACCGAGGAGAAGGAAAGACAGCGGAGATACGGAGATATGTCATCGCTTCGCTTCGGATGAGCTGGCACAGCGGAAGCTCGCGATACTATCAACGTCACAAGCGACCGATCATAATGGAGCAGAAGCATCGCGAGAGCATATATCGCGAACTCTACGAAAGCTCCGAACATCCCGACGTGACGCTCGCGATACGCTTTATGAACGAAAAACTCGACGAGATGAACGAGTTTGATCGGATCGTTTGCGTTCTCTGGTACAATGGAAACACGCTGAAAGACATCCGAGAAGGAACGGGGATCAGCTTAACAACGCTTTCAAAATCGCTCAATCGAGCAAAAGAACATCTAAAAAATGAAGTCGAAAGGTCTTGGAGACAGTATCGAGAAAGTAACTCGAGCGACTGGTATTGAATGGCTCGTGAAGCAGTTCGTCGGTGACTGCGGCTGCGAGGATCGTAAAGCATGGCTGAACGCGAAATTTCCGTACAAGGGGGATCTCACTCCCGAGGAGATAGCAGAGCTCGATGTGATTTTTGATCGGAAGAAGAGTGAACTGAATCCCAAAGAAGCCGCGACAGTGTTCCGGATTTACAATCGGATATGGGGGAAGCGTCATCGACCGAAACGATGTCAGAGCTGTAACAAAGAAGTCATTCGGCAAATCATCGCGCTGTACGCTAAATCCAAATAAAATGCGTATCTTCGACCAAAATCAATCAAAAATGGAAAGATTCGAAAACATCGAGCACGACTGGAATCGTGTCAAAAAGCATCACTTCGAGGAATGGTGCTCCGCTGCCTGGGATACTTCAAAAGCAACCGGAATAGATCCGAACTGGATCATGCAAGCGAGCAGAGATTTTTTCGAGCTGTACTCAGCGATCGGAAATAAAAACTGGAAGCAAGTCCTGAGAGCGATGTACATAGCTGATGTACGATACGCGGAGGATATGTCTGCCCCCGTCAACTATCGCGGATGGATGACACTCGACGACACGATTCATCCGGCTATCACGAAAGAGCTCATTCGCAAAATCCACGAGTCATGAATGCCTACACTTACACATGGGAAGAGGGCGTAGTTCGTGCCGATGGGAACTCAAACTTCAACACGCTGAGAGCGTATAAAGCTCCGGGAGTTTACAGCACGATTCCTCAAATGCTCTGCTTCATTCCGGAGAGATTAGCTGATGATTCGACATTTCTCGAGAATCTGATGTACGAGGGGTATTGGGAGTACATCGGGAAGTACGACAATGAATCCGGGCGTGACGTTCACTTTCTCACTCGAGATCCCTTCATTCGTCTCATAGGATGGAATGTGCTTCTTCGTCCTGTTCAGCAGTGGCTCGGCTGGATAGTGAATCCCGACTTTCACGAGCCGATGCGATCCGATATGTACACTTTCGAATGAAGCAAGAGATGACACAAATCGAATCCGCTCTTCTCGCTCGTCTGAGGAAGTTAGAACTCGAGCTGACTATCGAGGGGCTTCTTCCTGCGAATTATGTGAAAGACACTCACGAGTACTTTCAGAAGTCGATCACTTCCGAAGATCAAACACTCGAGAAATGAAGCTACTTCAAGCAGCACAGCTCACCAGCTATCGCAGGAGGAAAGATCGTACTGTCTCAGTCACGTTTACGACACAGGAAGTCCTGGACATCTCGAGTATCGATCAGATGGCGACGGAAGAGAGCGGAGGAGTTCTGTACTTTCGAGCAGATCAAGCGATGAAGTTCAACACAGCAGAAGTCGAAGAGCTCGACGCAATAGAGCTCGATCTGTACGACGAACCAAAGAGTCAGAGCAAGCGTCTTCGAAATGTACTCTATCGAGTATGGGAGCAGAATTATCAGCACCAAGTACCAGAGTTCAAGGATTTCTATCGCTCAGAGACAGAGAGAATCATTCAACACTATAAAGACAAACTCGACTAATAAGGGGGGAAATGAGTTCGGCAATTTCGGCAGATAAAAAAAAGGCAATGCTCGCGGCTCTCGAGTCGACACTCGGAGTCGTGTCTTCAGCAGCCAAACAAGCGCAGATCGATCGTCAGACGCATTACAACTGGATGAAGTCAGATGAAGAGTACGCTGAAGCAGTACGCGAGCTGAAGAACGTCTCGATCGACTTCGCAGAGAGTAAGCTCTTCGGACAGATCCGCGAAGGGAACACGACTGCGATCATCTTCTATCTGAAGACAATCGGAAAGGAGAGAGGATACGTCGAGCGATCAGAGCACACGATCACAAATGACAAGCCCGCGATCTGGTTCACTCCTGTTCCCGAGGGGTACGACGGAAGATCTGAAGCGTGACATTTGCAACAGCCGAAGACATACTATGACTTAAAGTCCTGCAAGAGTCGGATTTCAGTCCACCAGGGCGGGACTCGTAGCGGGAAGAGCTACTCGATCCTTCAGTGCTTGATAGAGTTCGCGTACACGAATCCGAATAAGGGACTCGTGATATCCATCGTCCGGAAGACTTTCCCTTCACTCAGAGCGACAGTGATGCGTGACTTCTTCGAGATCCTTCAAAACACAAACTGGTACGATCCGGGAAAGCACAACAAATCCGAGAACACATACAGTCTGTACGGCAACACATTCGAGTTCTTCTCCGTCGACGACAGCCAAAAAATACGAGGAAGGTCTCGAGATGTGCTTTTTTGCAACGAAGCCAACGAGCTCACGCTCTCAGACTGGCGACAGCTTTCATTCCGTACACGCGGGCCGAAGTTGATCCTCGACTACAATCCGAGCGAAGTTCATCACTGGATTTATACGGAAGTGATTCCCCGCGATGACTGCTCATTCTATAAGTCGACGTACAAAGACAATCCCCATCTCCCCCCCGAGCTCGTGCAAGAGATCGAGCGACTCCGTGACACCGATCCGGAATACTGGCGCATATACGGACAGGGGGAGAGAGCGACGAACCGACGCGCCATCTATTACGCTCACAAGGGCGAGAAGCCCGCACACGCGAAGCTGATCGGATACGGGCTCGACTGGGGCTTCAGCGCAGATCCTTCTGCGATGGTCGCAGTCTACAAGCTCGAGAACTCTTTATATATTGAAGAGCTCCTTTATGAGAAGGGCATGACGAACGATCAAATCGCGAAGCGTATCCAATCGATGAACGTCGGGAAGACTCCGATCATCGCTGACTCAGCAGAACCGAAATCGATCGCGGAGCTCCGTCGATACGGATTGAACGTCAGAGGAGCGGAGAAGGGGCCGGATAGCGTGAGGAACGGGATCGACTTAATGCGTCGAAACAAACTCTTCTATCACGGAGAGAATCTCGAGCGAGAGTTTCAGGGCTATCGATGGAAGATGGATCGAAACAATGAGATCTTGAATGTGCCAGAAGACGGAAACGATCACTTACTCGACGCAGCCCGATATTGCTGTTTGAATCTACTCATGCCGAAATACACTGGAAAATATGCGATTCAGTAAACTAATCTTACTTCTGATCCCGATCAGCGTATCAGCACAGAACATGTGCGAGTGTAATCCGACGGCTCGAGTGTATGCAGACAGACTCTATACTGACACAGGCACTGTCACGAACACATACAGCGACTCGGGAGTGATTCTATCGATGCTCGGAAGCTGGCAAACTGTGAGCCCGAACATCTGGGATCTCGACGGATCGGGATCTGTCGACAGCGGAGATCTTCTGATGCTGCTCGGGGGATATGGGAACGAGAGTGATACTGATCTATGTGATTTCGATATTCAGGGAACATGGTCTTCGGCTTGGCTGTGCGACTATCCAGGAACCGAAATCTGTTTTCTTCACATCTCAGTCACCGACGAGAGCGATCTCGACTGGGATGCGTGTCCGCTGAATACATTCTGGACAGAGCGACTCACTCCCGAGGGGATTCTTCGCGAGTATTGGATCAAATAAAACACAGATGATTGATAAGATGCACTTCACCGAAGATCAAGTTCAACAAGTAGAACGAATTCAGAAACACGCTTTCGAGTCGGGGCTCGTTTGGGGCTTTGTCGGATCTTTGGCGATGGCTGTCGGGATCAGCATCGCAGTGATGATAGCGACCAGATTCGGACATTTACTCTTTTGATATGAGACTTGAAATCCCATCCAGACTCGACGAGCTCACGATACCAGTGTATCGAAGAGTAATGTCACTCAACGAGGAGAAGCAAAGCGACTCAGCCAAAGCAGAGCGGCTCGTTTCCTTGCTGGCGGGCATACCCATCAGTGAGATTCGAAAGATGACGCAGAAGAGCTTTGATAAGGTAGGGCGCACGATCGCTCAGATGAAACCAGTCGAGAAGTCATACGCTCTCGATGTGTTCTACGAGCACGACGGGATTCAGTACGGCTTTATCCCAAACCTGGACAAGATCACAGTCGGAGAGATGACCGATCTTGAATTCATGTGCAGCGATACGACGGCAAATCTCGAGAAGATCATGTCTGTGCTGTATCGACCAGTGATCGAAAAGCATGGGCCTTTCTACTCCGTAAAGGATTACGAAGGGGTAAACGAAAAGCCGTTCCTCGAGATGCCTATTCGACAAGCGATGGGAGCACTGAATTTTTTTTTTCATTTAGGGCTCGCATCACTGAACAGTATAAACAGCTCTTTCAAGGAGGAGAAGGAGGAGGGCTGATCGGCAAAAAATGGGGCTGGTACTCGACGATTCATCATCTCGCGCAGGGAGATATATTGAAGATCGACGCAGTGACTGATCTCGGGCTCTTCACGGCTTTGAACTTTCTGAGCTTTGAGCAAGATGTCGACTCAATAAAAAGGAACAAGTATGACGTTTAATCAACTGATCGACACTTTTCAGACGATCGCAAACAATCACGGACAGATACAGAGCTTTCAAAATGGAGTTCTGTCCGAAGTAGATCTCGAGAAATTGAACGCGACACAGTTCCCGATGCTGTACGTCTTGATCGATCAAGTCACGACGCAGTACGGGCAAAAGGAATGGGGCGTGAATATCATCGTCGCAGATCGTGTCCAGGGCGACAAAGATGATCGGAATGATGTCTGGAGCGATACAGAGCTCATCATCAGCGACGTAATAAACGAGTTCCGTCACAGTCAAAGCAGCACATCAAATGCGACTTTCGGATCTCTGGTGAATGGGACTGCTGTCACTTGTAACAGTTTCACCGATCGGTTCGATAACGGGCTGACAGGATGGGAAGCGATCGTGACAATCGTAGAAGACGAGAAGAATAACCTGTGCCTTCGACCTTAACATATCAGCATGCGTCCGCTGAGATGGATCGAATCGGGGCTGAACTGACTCGACGCTATCGGATCAGTCTCACCAAACAGGGAAAGAACGCGAGCGGAAATCTGAACAGATCCATTCGACATCGCGTCATTCAGACAGATTACGGAGTCGAGCTCGTGCATGAGATGGCTGCGTATGCTGACTTCGTGAACAAGGGCGTTCAAGGGGCGCAGGAAAACAAAGCTCCGAAGAAATCAAATGCACAAAGCGATCAGCTCGCAGCATGGGGAGATTCCCCGTATCGATTCGGAAAGTCGAAGTTCCCATCTGTACCAGCGGGCAAAATCGATGCCTGGGCAGTGAAGAAAAATGTTGAAGGAACGCGAGACGAAAGCGGACGCTTCACGCCCCGAAAAGGAATGATCCGCGCGATAAGTCGCTCTATTTACAGAAGGGGACTCGTGCCGAGTCTCTTCATAGATCGTCCGTACAACCGGATGAAAAAGCAAAATCTTCGCACGATAGCTCAAGCAGTCGCAAAAGACGCTCTTGACTATGTGCGACTAATAATAGAGGGGTAATGGCTTACACTGTGACTCAAAAGCCGTCGAAGTACGTCGTCGGAAGTCGTCAGGATGTGATATACGTCGTCGAGGATGACACGAATCCGGGGAGCGCGAGCGTATATAAGTACAAGTATATCTGCGATATCTATATCGGAGGAACGAAAAGAGCGCGGCTCAAGACGCTCCCAAACTCCGCTGATTGTGGTGTTTTTCAGATCAATCGTGTCGTCGATGACTATCTCGAAGCGACTCGAGTGAATGTGAACGGAACGCTCGGAGGATTGTATATCGACAGCGTCAATAGGTTAGGCGTTACGGCGGGAGAGAACGGAAATCCCTTCGGGAAGAACGTTGAAAGTCTGCGACGAATCGAGCTGAAGTTCGGCTTTGAGTACGCTACATCTGCGACCGCTGATCCGACGATCTATGCAGATCAAATCACTGGAGAGAACTTGACTTTCATCAAGTCAAATCGAAAACTTCCGACAGCAGATATCGATAATTTCACCGACGGCTCTCTCGATAGTTTCGAAATGAGCGGAACGGCAAATACTTTTATCAGTGTCGTTCCGAGAGTGTCAGAGACTGCTTCGATCATCAGCACATCTTTTCGATATGACCAAGACATCGAGTCTGGACAAAGTCACTGCGTTAGCTTCTTGAACGATGCCACGACAAGCACTCAGACGAAAAGCCCGAAGTTCATTCATGTCGCAGGATACCAAGCAGACGGAACACAGATCTTCACTGACTCCATCGAGAACGTAACTGCGAACGGGGGAGAAGATCCGACGACAGCAAACTCTGACGACGAGAGACTGATCTACTTCGGATCGGGCTTTTTGAATCTTACAACTCAATCAGACAGCAGCACGATCAACACAGGGATGGACGATGCTGATCTCTCATATTTCGAGATCGTAGCTGCGAACTCATCGACTCTCAGCTCTGCAACTGTATGCGGGGCAGTATATCGATTCAACGTCACGACGGCTTGCAAGTACGAGACTCGAAGAATCATGTTCCTAAACGAGTACGGAGGATGGGACTTCTACAATTTCGAGAAGAAGTCAGTCAAGACATCGATGATCGAGCGCGAGGGGTATCATCGAGTACGGGGAAACTGGGACACTGCGAACGGGGGAACGGAGAACTTCGGATACGAGATGTACGACGGGGGCAGACGAACGAACCGATCGAAGGTAAAAACCGAAGAGACGCTCAACACAGACTGGATCGGCGAGGAATGGAATCCCTTCATGCTCTCGCTGTTCAGCTCGAACGAAGTTTATCTACTTGAGCAGAAGTCATCCGCTGACTATGCTGCGCGTCCAGTCGTCATCTCCGACACTCAATTTCTGTACAAGACGAGCGTGAACGATAAGCTCGCGAGCTATTCACTGAAAGTCACTTACTCAAATGACGAACTTCAAGGATGATACTTCTCGCATATACCCAGGATGAGTCGGAAGTCGTACAGCTCGACACCAAAGATCGAGAGAGTGTTCAGTTGAATTACAGCTACACGAACGCGGGCGACGTACTGACTCGAAACAGCCCATTCAGTCAGACGTTCAAACTTCCGACGAGTGAGCGAAATAACAAGTTTTTCGAGCACTTTTACGACGCAAATCTCAGCGCAGCGACATTCGACAGTTCAAAAAAAACACGCTGTCACATACTCGATCAGGGCGTTCTCGTCATGGCTGGATATCTCCAGCTTCGAAGCGTATCAGTTCAGAATGGGATATACAGTGTCGCAGTGTACAGCGACGCAGCAAACCTTTTCCAAGAATCAGAGAGCGAGGATCTGAGATCAATTTTCGTCACCGATGGAAGCGTTTCGACCGATTACGATTACTCGCAGACAGCAGCGAACGTCATCAGCAGCTTCAATACTTCAAACGATATCACGTCAGGAACTGTCGGAGCTGGTACGATAGTGATCCCGCTGTTCGATCATGGCCGAAAGGGGGCGACTCAAAAGCTGCACGTCAGCGACTCGACGAACGCTCTCGATAATTTGTATCAAGAGGATCGCGTCGGCCCTGCACGATTCAAGCCCGCGATGAAGGTGCTCGAGATATGGAATCTGATATTCAAGAAGCACGGATACACATACACGAGTAACTTCCTCAGCAGCGCACGATTCGCGCGGCTATACATGCAGCTCGGGACAAATACTCCTGAACTTGACGCGCGTCCGTTCTTCGGTTTTCGCGCTGGACTGAGTGCAGATCAAACAATCTCTTCAGACGGGGCTCACACAATCGAACTCGACACAGACACAGGATCTGACTTCTACGATCCCGACGGGCTCTGGAGCACATCGCTTTTCACGTTTACGGCTCCTCAAAATATGACTGCCCGCTTCGGGGGGAATATCTATGTCACGCGACCGAACAGCGGAGTTACTGCGAACGTAGCGATCCGCATATACAGCAGCACCGAGCAGTATGTCACTCCGTATTCATCCTTCGTCACAAACGAGATCGTTTTCTGGTGGAATCCAGCGATAGCGACTTTCGATCTGCAAGCTGGAGAGACTGTGAGCGTTGAAGTTCTCGTTCAAGATTTAACGGGGGGGAATATCAGCGTCGCTCAAACGTCATCATTGGGAGATACGAACTTTCGTCTGATAGAGTACGATAATAACGGGGGCGACATACAGATTCACGTTCCTTCTCAGATGCCGGATATGACCGAAGCGGAATTTCTGAAGGAGATCGTGAACAGGTTTAACCTGGTACTCGAGAGCTCTCCGGACAATGAGCGTCACTTAGTAATCGAGCCGCATGCAGACTGGCTTGATTCAGGATCAGAAATCGACTGGACAGGCAAACTCGACCTATCAAAAGAGATCACTCTCTCTCCTACAAACGAACTCCGCAAGAAGACTATCATCTACACCGACGCAGAAGGAAAAGACGAGTCAAACACTTTCCGACAGGATGCGAACGGATATGTGTACGGGAGATACAGAGAGATCGTCGAGGATGACTTCGCACAGGGCGAGCAAAAATGGGAGAGCAAATTCAAGCCCGTTCACGTTCACGCAGTCACGACGGGAACCGGAGAGGATACGATCGTTCCGAACTTCGTCACTGCACATCTGTACAAGATCAGCGAGGATGGAGAGTACGAGCCGATCGCAGATCAGCCCTTTCTCTTCTATCATAACGGCATGAAGGATGTCGGAGAGACGCTGTATATCGAGAGCGAGAGCTTCACGCAGTATCCTCTGTGCTCTGGATTCGACACTTCTCCAAACTCGAGCGGAACTCAGTCGCTGTATTGGGAGTATCAATATCCTTCCGGATACGGAACGCCCCCGATAGGGGAGGAGTACGTCAATCAGAATCTCGTTCGCGCATACTGGTCTCGATTTTTGAATCAGATATATCATCCTGACGCTCGGATTCTTCAAGCTCGATTCTACTTGAAGCCGACTGACATCTTGAACCTTCGCTTTAACGATCTGATAAATGTGCGCGGGACACATTATCGACTACTCGAGATCAAGGGATACACTGTCAACAGCGACGGCACGACACAGTGCAAGCTGATAAAAGATCAAGGCACTGGTCAATACGTCGCTCGATGCGGATACATTCCGGATGTTTGGGCTCTTGACGGAACTATTCGCTTCGTCGATCCTGACACTGGATCAACTACCTACACTCCGGGCGAAGCATGCTGTGAAGATGCGGGGGGGATCTACGATCCGACATCGACCAAATGCTTCTGGAGAACTCCTCGAACGGGGGGGCAGGGGCTCACTACGGGGATCGATCGTCGTCAAACGCGGATGCCAATCATCGAGAACAGCGATGTCAGAACATACGACTTCGGGCAAGAGAACGCGGGAGTGTATCGCTCGAGCTTGTACGCTTTGGTGAATGAGAATCGCACAGGTGAAGCGACATCAGATGGAGAGTCAGGAGGAGATATACAGATTCCTCTGAACACGCTTGTTCAAGGGCGAATCCTGGTAAACACTGTTCAGACTACTTATGACGGAAGCTCGGGAGCGATAGGAAGCGCAGACTTCATCGAGTACAGCTTCACAGCGTCAAACGTCGACGGAACTACAAGCGTCACACTTCAAGAGATAGCAGACGCGCGAATCACTGATTCGAGTGCTACAGGGAATCGGAGTGTCGCTGCAAGCATCAGCGGAACTCGTCTCGTGCTCACATGTACGGGAGAGACATACGCTCGATGTGCTTTCTTCATGGAAGTCATCGCGACGTACCAGGATCTGACTTTTGCCACGACATCAGCCGACACTATGCTCACTGAAGCCGGAGATGATCTCGTTTTTCAGAACTCAGATCACGTCATACCCGGATAAAACAAGCCCCCGAGGACTTCTCC